AAAAGGAGATGCTTACGAAAAATTAGTGATTGATGTGGTAAATAGAATAAATGGAGTTAAAGCAACATCAATAGTAAAGACAAATACAAATCAAATTGATTGTTTCGCAATTTCTCAAGTAAAAACAACGTATCATAGTATTTATGATTATTTATCACCTAAATTCATAGGTGAATGTAAAAATGAGCAAGAAACTCCGGGGATTACATATGCAGAAAAACTTTATAGTCTAATAAAATTGAGTCCAAAAGCAAAATTGGGTATTCTGTTTTCTAGAAAGAAATGGAGTAAAGAATCTAAAGAGTTTGCAAAAAAAATGGCTTTATTAGAAAACATATATATTGTTAATTTCTGTGATGATGATTGGGAAAAATTCTTAAATCAAAAAATGAATTTTTTAGAGATATTATTGTTAAAAATTGTAGAAGTTGAAATGTACTTTAAAGAAAAGATAGACTTAGTTCAAGAATTTAGTAAAGAGGAGCACTAGAAACAGTGCTTCTTTTTCTTTTGCATATTTTTGGATCTTTAGCTCAGTAGGTTAGAGCATCCGGCTCATAACCGGACGGTCTTGGGTTCAAGTCCCAAAGGATCCATTCTGTCTTGTTTTTAATGGATTTTCGCAAGACAGACGAATCCTCCTTGTTAAATTATAAAAGGCTTCTCTCTTAGCTCAGTGGTAGAGCATAAAGGTTGGTGGTTCGATTCCATCAGGGGGAATTTACAACATTAAAAAACAAACACGAATGAGAGGTGATAGGGCTTGGCTAGGGCACCAAATGAGAAAGCCTTGGAGGCTGAGCAATTATATAAACAAGGCTTGAAACTTATTGATATAGCTGGGAAACTAGATGTTCCAGAAGGAACTATTAGAAGTTGGAAAAATCGATATAAATGGGATAATGATACAAGTGCAACGTTGCAGAAAAGGCGCAACGTTGCAAAAGGGAAAGGTGGTCAGCCTGGTAATAAAAATGCGATAGGAAATAAAGGTGGTTCTGCTCCAGATGGTAATAAAAATGCCATAAAAACTGGAGAATTTGAAACCATCTTTTTTGATTGCCTGGATTACGAAGAAAAGGAACTAATTGAGCAGATTCAATTGGATAAGAATCAGCTTCTGCTGCAAGAGATACAGCTTTTGACAGTGCGAGAGCGACGAATGCTGAAACGCATAGAATTATTAAAGAGAACCCAAGAACAGCAAAATGGCGAAGCACAAGGAATGACTGCTGTTAAGTATAAGACAGGAGTTGAAAAAGACAAGGAAACAGATTTGTTTGAATATGCTGGTATTCTTGGACAGATACAGGCTATTGAAAATTCTTTGACAAGAGTACAAGCGAGTAAGCAAAGAGCAATAGATTCCTTACATCGTTATGGATATGATGATGCAAAACTGGATATCGAACTTATGAAGATTGAGTTAGAACTTGCTAAGCAAGACACATCGGAAGATACCCAGGAAGATGATGGCTTTATGGATGCTATTGATAAGACTGCTGCCGAAGTTTGGGGTGATGATGATGTATGAGAAAATACAAGCACTCCGAAAGAAAGTAGATCAGATAAAGCAGAATCGTAGAATCAAGGTCAAGAAAGAAATCTTCAAATTCAAGCCGTTTTCAGACAAGCAGAAAAAAGTCCTTACTTGGTGGAGTAAAGATTCACCTGTTAAAGATTATGATGGTGTTATAGCAGATGGTTCTATTCGTTCTGGTAAGACTGTTTGTATGTCATTAGCGTTTGTTATGTGGGCAATGTCATCGTTCAATGGCCAGAACTTTGGTATGTGTGGTAAGACAATTGGTTCTTTCCGCAGGAATGTACTCTTTTGGCTCAAAATAATGCTTAGGAGCAGAGGATATAAGATAAAGGATCATCGTTCCGATAACCTAGTTGTTATAACGAAAGGCAGCATGACAAATTATTTCTATATCTTCGGCGGCAAGGATGAGAGTAGTCAAGATTTAATTCAGGGTATTACTCTTGCTGGTGTGTTCTTTGATGAAGTGGCGTTGATGCCAGAGAGTTTTGTCAATCAGGCAACTGGTCGTTGTTCTGTCACTGGTAGTAAGTATTGGTTTAACTGTAACCCGGATGGACCATATCATTGGTTTAAAACGAACTGGATAGATAAATCGATAGGATATATTGGTAAGAAACGAGCAGAGCAGTTAAAAGAAGCTGCTGCCATAGAAGGAAAAGAATTAGAATTCAAGAAAATTCTTTACGTGCACTTCACAATGGACGATAATTTGAGTCTTTCAGAAGAAATTAAGGCTCGTTATCGTAGCATGTACACTAGTGTATTCTTTAAGCGGTATATTCTAGGACTGTGGGCCATGGCAGAAGGTATCATATACGATATGTTCTCAAAAGAGAAGCATATGGTAGACACAGAAGAAATCGCTAGAGCCTATAAGGAAAGAACAGGACAAAATTTTTGGACAACTGAACAGTATGTTTCTTGTGACTATGGTACGCAGAACCCAACTGCATTTTTGCTTTGGAATAAAGCAGCAGATAAAAAATGGTATTGCCGGAAAGAGTATTATTATTCAGGAAGAGATACAGGAGTGCAAAAAACAGACCAAGAGTATGTGAAGGACCTAAAAGAGTGGTTAGGAAAAGAAGAAATACGATATGTAATCTTGGACCCATCTGCTGCAAGTTTTAAAGCACAGTTGGTAAAAGAAGGATTCAAAGTTAAGAAAGCGAAAAATGACGTGTTGGATGGTATTCGATTAGTGGCAACGTTGCTGAATCAGAAAACCATCTTTTTTGATCTTTCTTGTACTAACACAGAAAAAGAGTTTTCCTCCTATATTTGGGATGCTAAGGCAGGAGATAGAGGAGAAGACAAGCCTGTTAAGGAGTACGATCACTGTATGGATGCGGTGCGTTATCTTGTGTATACGATTATTAGAAAGCCATCGAACATAACAATTCTAAAATAATTTGGAGAGGAGGTGACAAAGTGCTATTTCAAAATGATTTTAATATGCTTACAACAGAGGAAGTTATACAGATTTTCATGGAAGAGTTTCAAAGTTCAAAAGAGAGGAAATTAATGCTCACGGGAGAAAAGTATTATCTAGCAGACAATGATATTGGAAAGCGAAAGATGTATAGATACGATGAGCAACAAAGACCAGTAATCGATTCACAGAAACCAAACAATAGATTAGTACATTCATTTATGCATCTGTTTGTAGAAGATAAGATAAATTATCTGTTATCTCGTCCATATACTTTAAGCGGAGAACAAAGTTATGTCGATAAAGTAACAGAAACATTAGGAAAGAACTTCCAAAGGCGATTTATCAAACTTGGAAGAGAATCCAGTAACAAAGGAATAGCATGGCTTATGCCTTATATATCTAGTAATGGAAAGTTTAAAGCCTTTGTAGCTCCATCAGAACAGTGTATTCCGCTGTGGAGTGACAATGAGCATGAAGAACTAGATGCACTAATTTATTTCTATGATATGGATGTATATGAAGGCAAACTTAAGAAACAAGTGACTAAAATTGAATATATGACACCAATTAGTATAGAGTATTATGTAATAGAAGATGGAATTATCAGAGTGGATTCAGAACGGTACTTGAAACTACAGCCAGATGGAACATATACAGAAATAAATGATCCTGGGCATTTTTTTGTGGATGATATTCCGATGAGTTGGGGAAGGGTACCAGTGATTCCTTTCAAGAATAATGATGATGAAATTCCAGATGTCAAGTTCATAAAGTCTCTAATTGATGATTATGATAAAAGCCGTTCTGATGTTTCAAATACATTGGATGAGATTAGGTCTGTTATTTTTGGATTAAAGGGATACGGTGGACAGAATCTTGCGGAGTTCATGAGAGATTTAAGTTATTATCGAGCTATTCTTTTAGATGAAGATGGCGGACTTGAAACTTACAACCCTACGATTGATATTACTGCTGCAAAGGAGCATTTTGATACGCTGAAAGATGATATTTACAGTCTTGGACAAGCAGTAGATAAAAGTTCCGATAAAATTGGGAATAGTCCTTCTGGAATTGCACTGAAATTCCTATACTCTGGATTAGATTTGAAATGTAACTCTATGGAAAGCAATTTCCAGTGGGCGTTTGGTGAATTAATGTATTTTGTAAATAAATACTGGGAAGTGACTGGTCAAGATACTTTCAAAGATGAGGATATTTCTATTGTTTTTAATCGTGATATACAAATTAATGAAACAGAGGCCGTTACAAATTGTGCTAACAGTAAAGGAATTATATCTGACAAGACGATCATTGAAAATCACCCATTTGTAACTGATGCTGTACAGGAAATGAAACAGATTGAAGAAGAATCAAAAAGTCCAGAAGAAGATATGTTTCAGGCAGGTGATGGATAATGTCACATGATAAGAATTATTGGACCAAGAGACAGGAACAACTATTTCTTCAATCCGAAAAATCTATCGATGAGTATTATGCAGGACTGAAAAAGGCTTTTGAACAAGCACAAAAGGAGATTCAGTTCGTTATCAATGACTTCTATGTTCAATATGCTACTGAAAATCGAATATCGTATACAGAGGCACAAAAGCGGTTAAGTAAGGTGCAAGTAGGGAAACTAAGAGATTATATTAACAAAGTAAATGAGACGATGGGAACATATAATCTGGAACTTAGCAATATGTCTATTAAAGCAAGAATTACAAGGTATGAAGCCTTAAATATGCAGATAGATGCAATTTTACAGTATTTGTATACGATAGATTATGAAATTAAGGGTGCAAAATCATTAATGCACATTTATGAGGATAACTATCGGCAGATGTGGTATAACTTTGATATTTATACTGGATTCCATCATGAGTTTGCTCAAATTATTCCTAGTGATATAGAACAGTTGATTGCATACCCATTTAATGGACAGAACTTCTCGGAACGTCTGTGGAAACAAAAAGATTATTTGCAATTAAAGCTAAAAGAAGCTCTTACAACTGTTTTAGTATTAGGACAAGATCCAGCAAGACTATCAAAAGATTTTGCAAAAGCCTTTCAAGCTAGAGAGTATGAAGCTTATCGGTTGCTGCATACAGAAACCAGTTTTGTTATGGAGCAATCCACGTTAGCCTCTTATAAGAAAAGTGGAGTGGAACAATACCAGATACTTGCAACATTGGATAATAAAACCTCTCAAATATGTAGAGATCAAGATGGTAAAATTTACAAAGTGGAAGATGCCACAGTAGGCACAAATTATCCACCATTCCATATGTTTTGCCGAACTACTACTGTTCCAGATTACGAAGAAAAGCCAGAAGGTGTTCGAATGGCTAGAGACCAAGAGGGAAAAGCTATCGAGGTACCAGCAGATATGACCTATCGAGAATGGGAAAAGAAATATATTGATATGTCTAATACTAAAACTTCACGTTTAAAAGATAGTGAAGGAATTTATTATACGTATAAT